GACGCTGGAAATCAGCTTGCGTTCGTACGGGATCACCACCGTCTCGCCGCCAGCCACCGTGCGCAGCTTGCGTTTGAAACTCCGTGGCCCGCGAAACGCCTTCAGCACCGCGCTGCCGTCGGTCACGGTGCCGCCGAGCGTCGTCGGATAAGCCGGTGGCGTGGCCGCGGTGGTGCCGGCGGTGGTGACTTTATTTAAAAAGTCTCCCGCCGTTCCATCTCCCGGTGGAGTAGCTGTCGTCCTGATGATGTCGTTAAGGCTGTATGCCGTGGAATTGGCGCGGGTGTTGAGCGCATTATTGATATTGCTAGGCACTCCACCAAAGGTATGTACTTCGTCTACCCCGTAAAACACGTTGAAATCCACGACTGTCCCGGTACCTGGAGTCCCTGAAACCATGTCGGCAATATCAAGAAAGACATTGCAACGAATGTCGTTAGATGTCCCTCCGTTCCACCACACTCCCCGCTCCGCCGAAACAACGGTATTTAAATACCACTCGTTGCTCACTCCCGAAAAAGGAATAAAGGCGATGGCGATTCCGGCACACATATCGGAACTACCGCCGGGACAGATCGTATCAGGGGCATTCTGGTGGGTAATGTCGTAAAGGATATTCCCGATGACTGAATCTTGTTGATCCCGAGTTGCTGAATTGAAGTTTATGCCGTGAGCAGTTGACCAAATGATGTTGTTTTGAGCAAGGAGGTAATAATTCTCCGAGGTTCCCCCGGTGTTGATCCCATACCCGCCGCTGTTCGATCCTCCGCAACTACTATACGTCGTGCGCCATCCTTCTATTCGATTATGAACTATCTGGATCAGATCGGAGCTAGACGTTGAATTGTCCTTAATATCGATTCCGTCCTCTCCGCAATTACAGGTTGTTCCGGGGCTGCCATCGCAACCAATAAGGTAAGTGCTGGTCTGGTAAATATCGTTATTTTCGATCACAGCCCTAAGCGGATTAGAACCATTATCCGCCACAATCCCATCACCGCCACAGTTATATATTTCATTATTAACTATGCGAACGTCAACAGAACTCGAATTAATACAAGGAAGATCGGACCCTGCCTTTTTACCAGAATTGCGAATTACACTATTTTGCAATGTCAAGAAGTCCGACGAATCGCCTACTTCTCTTTTTACATGAAACAGCGGTGCACTGCCGCTCGGCGTGGCTCCAAATTCAGGATCAATTAAATTCTCATGAAGAATCCCGGAATCGCAACCAGACCACTGCACTTTTGGGTTATCTGTCTCATTAACTACGATCCAGAGGCGTGTCACAACCACAAAATCATGAGAGATACAACGGGCGTTTCTAACTTTAACGCGACTGCCTGAAGCAACGGACCACGGCTCGTCGGCAAGTCCGCCTCCGGCTTGTACCCCCTTGATGACCTTACGAGTCCCGGATGTTCCCGCCGCCCCGGTGGAAAACGTGCCCCGCCCGGTGTGGTCCCCAACCTGAATGCAGATCACATTATTGGTCCAGACGATGGCCGACCAATCAGTTGTCGGCGTAGTCGCGGTCGTGATCGTTTGATCGCAGGCTTGAGCCACGGCTGACGCCAGGTCAAAGTTGGTAGTCGAATCAGTGGTATTCCCTGCTCTGACTTCGTATTTCGCGGTATAGCCGTTGGCGTCCGGCGCCGCCCATGCGGGCGCGGCCCAGATCAGCAGCGCGAGGATGAGATAAATTCGTTTCATGGTTTTCCTTTGGGATTTATATACATAACTCCCCCGGCTTGAAGTGAGCCGCGATATAGCGACTTAGTTCAAAAGGGATTTTTGCGATGTGCGCCGATGCAGCCTTACGAGCTTTTGACCCACTGCTCGCACAATAGAACGAGTCGGCTTTATGGCGAAGCCCATCTGCTAGGCGCTGCGTTCGTCTATCAGACCATTTTCGCGGGGCGTTATTACCGGGCAATTTCTGCCCATCACGCGGCCCGGCAATCGGCATCAGCGCCGGCACATCACCCCAAAGGTGGAATGCGCCGTAGTTCCAGCGCGACCGTCCTACCCACTTACATGCCCCGCGCACGTTTTCAACGATCAACGGAATATGGTGTCCTGCGGCTTCGATGGCCTCATGCTGGATGCGAAAACACGCCTCGAATAACGAGTTATCAGGCGGCGGTGCGGCTTTACATGCCTTGAATGGGAGCGAACGGTAGCTATACGCCTGACATGGCGGACTGGCGACGATCAGCGCGGCGTCCCTGAATTGTTTGCCGTGAATCGTGAGCACGTCCTGTAACACCAACTGCGCTGGATACTTCGCGTCGCCATATTCATGCCGCTCATTGTCGAAGCCGACCACGTAATATCCTTCCGAAAGCAGGCCTTCAGTCCAGCCGCCAAGGCCACAGAACAAATCAATCGCCAAGGGAGTCATCTATATAATTCCCTTTCCTTTAAGAGATTCGTCCGATCACCGGCAGGCGCAGCGTGGCGTAGCCGCCGGCGCGGTGCGGGATGTCGTGGCCCGCGGGCGTCGCCGTCACCAGCACGATTTCATTGGCGTGATTCTCCGGGTCCCAGGCGAACGCGAACGGCTTGTGCCGCAGGTGCGCGTCCCACGCCGGGCGGAAACTGTTTCGATACCAGGCCCACGACACGTCCTCGAACTCTATCGTGCGCGCATAGGACTCGAAATCGATCACCGAACCCAGCGGGTGACCTTTCTGCGAGCGGTTGAACTGCCCCACCAGCTCGGCCCCGAGCGGGTCGAACGGCGCCGACAGGTATTGGTCCGCATCCAGCGCCTGCCCGACCGCGGCGATCGCGACCTGCGGCATCACCGATCCGGCGAGCTGGATAAAACGCAGGCGCCAGTAGCGATACGAGGCCGAGGCGAACGGCAGGTACAGCGGGCCGTTGGCGGTGCCTTCGTAATATCCGGCCAACGCGCCTAATTTTGCTTGTCCATATTCCGCCGTGACCTGCGTGGCGGTATCTCCCACCATGCGATCAATCGCAACAGTAAGAAAACCGGCCGTCGCATTAAATGTATGCGTAACACTATAAACTGTAGGTATTGCCGTAAGGGCTACCGGGACAAGGGCCGAGTTATCGTCAACACTATTGCTCATGTAAAGATGTATCGTTCCAGAACCGGTCAATCTCATCGAAAACGTGAAAGTTTTATTGGCCGTTGGAATCGTCAGGATGCCACCAAAAATAGAATCAACTTCCGCTGGAAAATTGAGTATATTGGTGCCGGTAACGAATGCCGTACCGTTCTTCGTCCAGACTCCATTTGAAAAATCCTGCGGATACCCCAGCAAGTTGCTGGTCGCGAGCAGCACATCGCTGGCCGCGAAATTATCCGTCGAGCCGCGGATCTCCACCGCCACCTGCGCGTCGTGCAGGTCGTGCCCGTAAATCAGCGCGTAATCCGCCGCGCGCGCCACGCCGCTATCCTCATCCACCGTCGCCGGCAACGCCGTCGGCTTCCACCAGGTGAACGGCCGCCAGTCGCGCAGGTTCAATACGTTGAAATTCCCCGCCGCGGTGGAGCTCGCCACCGGCGTGCCGTCGTCGAGGCGGTTGTCGTGCAGGAACTTCGGCTTCGCGGTCGCCATCCTTTAAGAATCTCCTGACAAGAATGAATGGACAGGATTTACATGATTTACAGGATTTAAAACGAGCAACAAAAGATAGATTTTTTTAGTTTGAATCCTGTTAATCCTGTTAATCCTGTCTAATTTTCTTCAATAGATTTTTTTACTTTAATCCTGTAAATCCTGTCGAATTTTTCTTTCGGTTTCAGCGCGGCACTATCGTCACGTTCGCCCCGTCGCCCACGACCTCATTCCACGTCGGCAGAAAATTATTCATCACCCAGGCGCGTAGATCGACCACCCCGGTGTATTGCGGGATGTTCACGTAAATCACCTGCGGCCGCGGCGCCGGGGCTGCCGCCGGCGCTGGCGCGCCCACGTCCGTGACCGGGATCGCGCCGCCGCCGCCGATTGACGGCGCGCTGGTGCTGCCGCCGAAGCTGGCCGAGCGGATCGCCTGCACCTGGGCGAACCCGGCGGCGTAGTGCAGCCCCGCCAGGATCTGCGCCAACGGCCAGGGATACTTCGCCAGCGTCTTGCTCGCGCCCTCGTGGGCGTTGACGATCGCGTTGGCGATGCCGGCGACCTTGTTAATCTGGAACAGCGCCTTGCTATGGGTCGCGACCGAGTTGGTCAGTTGCAGCATCAGCCCGGACACGTCCTGAATCCGCTGCGTCATGTTTCGGCGCTCGAATTCGCGCCGGGCCAGGATGCCCTGGCTCTCGATATCGCCCATCGCCGCCTGGTGCTGCAGCGTCAGCTCCGCGCTGCGGTCGAAAAATTCCTGCTGGCTCAGCAGGTCGAGGCTGTAGAGTTCCTGCAGCGTCTCGCCGCGCTGCGCGAACGCGGCCTCCAGCTTTTGGGTATCGGACATCAGGTACAGATCCAGCGCCGCGAGTTTCTTGTTCAGCCCTTCCTCGTACTTGAAAAAATCGTCCCTGTCTTTATCCTCGCGCTTGCGCGGCTCCACGATCTCGCCGCCAGTGCCGAACAGTTTCTTGCGCGCCGCCGCGGTTTCCTCGGCCGCCTTCTGCGCCTCGGCCTTGACCTTGGCGAACCAGGCGATCACCGCGTCCGCCGGCAGCGGTTCCAGCAACAGCATGTCGAATTCGGTTTTCAGTTCCTCGAGGCGGTTCGCCGACACCGTCACCAACTCCTCGAGGTTGACCGCCTGCTGCGTGCTCAGTCCGTGCAGTTTTTCGCTCAATACGCGCGCGGCGCGGAAAATCGGCAGCTTGTCGAAAAAATCCTGCGTCTGTACGAAGGCGCGGATCGTGAAATCCAGCACCTCGGCGATTGCCACCTTCAGCCCGGCGTAGGTTACCTGCAGGCCGTGCACCGCGTTGGCGCTGTAGGCCACCGCCAGTGTCACTTTTTCCATGCCGCTCGTGGTCTCGTCGGCGAAGCCCTTCGATTCCTTGGCGGAATCTGCGAACCCGGTGGCAAGAGAGGTGATGACCGGCGCTAGCTGCACCGCCACGCGGTTGACCAGGCCCTCGATCGCGGTGCGCGCGCGGTCCACGGCGTCGTTCGCGTGCTCGATCTTGGCGGAATCCACGCGGTCCAGCGCCTTGCCCCAGGCGATCGTGTCCTCGGTGGCGCGGCGCACGCCGCCGGCGCCGTCAGCGATCAGGTTCAACATCTCGCTGGCGCGCACGCCGAAGATCTGCGATGCGGTGGCGTTGCGCAGCGTGACATTCTCCACGCCCGCCAGCGTGTCGAGGATTTTCTGCAACTGCAGGTCCGGCGCCAGCGCCGAGAGCTTTTGCGCCGACAACCCGAGCACGTCGAACGCGCGCGTGGCCACGCCGAACCCCTGCGCCGCCTCGCCGACGTTCTTCAACATCGTGCGCAGGCCGGTGTTCAGCGTCTGGCCGCTCACGCCGGCGAGGTCCGCGGCGTGCTGCAATCCGGCCATGCTCTCGGTGGCGATGCCCAGGCGATCAGAGAGCTTGGCCAGGCCGTCGACGTTGGCGAAGCTGGATTTCAGCATCGCGCCCAAGCCGTAGACGCCGGCCAATCCCGCCACCGCGCCCAGGGCGCGCCGGACCGTCGAATTCAGGCCCGACAGGTTGCGGCCGACAGAGGCGAACGCGCCGGCGGATTTATCCTGCGCGCTGATGATGACCTTGGTTTCAACCGCCATCGCCGATCCCCGCCTGTTTGCGCGCCGCGTCGATCACCTGCATGGCCTCGCGATAATAGTTAGGTTGATCCAGCAAGCCACCGCGATACGGCAGCACCCGGTGCAAATAATGCCCGAACAACTCGAGCAGGAACCGCGACTGCGGCGTGATCATCGGCAGCAGGCAGGTGCGGCTTTCGATCACGCCCTTGATGATCCACAATTCCGTCGGCGCCGGGCCGCGCGAGGTGGGCCATCGGTAATCGTCGTCGCAATACCGGCCCCAGGAGCATTTCTCGCAGTCGAAACGGTGGGCGTTTACCGACACCTCGACCGCGATGATCAGTTTTTTCTTTCTTCCTCCGACGGACTGCTGGCGGAAATGATTTCGACCGCCAGCTCGGAGCGGATATCGTAGGGGATGAGGCGGAAATTGGCGCGCGAGAACTTGACCGCGCCCTGGTCGTTGTTGAAATGCTCCCAATCCGTCACGCCGAAACTCAAGGCGATATCGATCCCGCGGCCGGTGATGTTCTTGACGCGCCCGAATTCGTCCAGGATGAATTCCGGGCCGACGTGCCCCAGTTGCTCGCCGTCCAGGCCGCGCAAGCGAAAACGCGTTTTCAGTTCCCCGGATGATTCTTGCTCGGCTTTCGGTACATACCAATACGGCGCGAACGGATTCAGTGCCTTGATGGCCATAAAAAATACTCCGTTAAAAACTGTTAAGTGAAGGCCAGCGACACCTCGTCATCTCCGGCGGACTCAGCGGCGCCGAACCCGAACTCGAACGTGGTGATACCGTCACGGTCGCCGGGCGCGAGCTCGCGCGCGACCACCACCGGCAGCTGGAACCGGTAGCGGTTGTATTGCGCGCCGGCGATCACGCCGGTATCGAGCGCCGCCGCGGTGCCAGCCTTCCAGTTGGCCAGGAACGGATAGGTCGCGACCAATACGTCCTCGGGGTCGAACGAGCCGGCCACGTCGCGCCCGGTGATGCGGATTTCGCCGTAGCCGTCGGCCGCGGACAGGTTCGACGGCATGGCCACGACGTTGTTCAGGTTCACGTTGACCGCGTTCACGATCGCGGCATAGGCGCCGATCAGGAACGACCCGCCCTTGACCGCCGGCGGCACCGCGGTATCGAATGTGAAGGTCGGCAGCGCGGTGTCGGTCTCGGCCGCCACGTGCCCGGTCATGGTGAACTTCACCATGCCGCGCGCGCCGGTGACGGCGGTGAAGTCGGCCATGCCGCGGCAGCCGGTGACGATCTGGCGCTTGCCGTCGCGATACAGGTAAATCGTGCAGGATTCGAGCGCGGTCGACACCGGCTTGTAGGTCGCCGATTCCGATCCGGGCGTGGTCACGATGGTCGCGCCCAGGCCGCAGGCGCGCAGCAGCGCGTCGATCTCCGGGCGCACGGTGGCGCTGTAGGCCGCGCCCGGGCCCTTCAATTCGCACGAAAAACTCACTTCCAGCAGCGTCCCGCCGAACACCTGCTGCAATTGGCCCAGGCTCGGGCGCAGCGCCGGACGCGGGTTCATGCGCGCGCCGGCGTGCGACCAAGCCAAATCCTCGACCAGTACCGCGTCGGTGCCGACGACCGGGGTCGGGTCGGTGTTGTAAACGGATTCGATCTTGGCGAGGATGCCTGATCTACTTGTCAGCATGGTCGGGGTCTCCTGATTCGGTCGCGTTGGATTCGGTGGTGGGTGCGGCGGCGGGTTCGGTGGCAACGGCGGCGCCGTCCACCGTCAGGCCGCCGTGGGCGGTGACGTGGGTCACGCGCGGTTTTGCGGGCGCGCCGGCGGCTTCCGGGGCCGTCGGCTCCGGGTCTTTTTTCGGTTTCGGCATGTCAGGCTCCGGGGTTGGTGCGGTTGCGGCGGTAGAGGAAATGCCACGCCATCTTCATGACGCCGACCGGCTGATCGCCGTCACCGGAAATCTCCGGCTCGTCGGCGTCGCCCTCGTCGGTGTTGATGACGAACGCCAGCGCCTGCTGATATTCCGACTGCAGGCGGATCGCGACCTGCTCGCGGATGGCGAGCAGCAGCGTGTCGATTTGCGCGCTAGCGGCCTTCACCACCGCGCTGACGTTGATCGTCAGCACGCTGTCGATCAATTCCTGGCTGTACTCGCGCTGCTTTACATCCGGTCCGAGATGGACGAACAACGCCGGCAACTGCGATTCCGGCAACGGCCGGTTCGTCGGCCGTCCGCGGAACACGTTATCACCGGTGGCGTCGAGCCCCACCAGGTCGGCGGCCACCTTGACAGCGATCAGCTCGGCGCGGTGCGTCACGGCTGCCGTTCCAGGCGCAACAGCGTTATCCCGACGCCGTCGGGCTCGATACCGACGATTTTGTAAATCACGCCGTCGGCGCGCTCGAGGGTGTGGCCTTGCGCGACACTTTCCAGATCCGCGCTGCGGTACGTGAACGCCGGGCGCAGACCGTCCACGCTGCCGGGGCCGGCCGGGATCTCGAGGTACTCGTTGCCGAAAATCCCGTTCAGTTCGGATTCGGCGTAACCGTTGTCATACGTGACCATCTCGCCGAAATCGGCGAGCATGGTCCCGCGATCGTCGGCGTCCTCGACGGCCACCCGCGATCAGCCCTTGCGCCGGGATTTGGTTTTGACGGCCGGCGCGGATACTTCCGCTCCGGCGCCGGAATCGGGATTGCGATCGGCTTCGGGCGCGCAGTAATCCGGTTTCACTTCCAGGATTTCGCCGGCCAGCGCCTTGGGCAGCGCGCCGTCGTAACCGAACCGTTCGCCGCGCTTGAACTGCGTCGGCGCCTGAATCTCGTAGACGTCGTCGCCCACCGGTTTCAGCTTGGCGCCGCGGCGGCGCGCCTGCTCCGGCTCGAGCTGCACCAGTCCGGTGTGCAGCGTCACCGTCGATATGGCTTGATAGCGGATCATCGTGTACCTCCGAAAGCAACCGGGGCCGCGTCGCGGCCCCGGAATCGTCCGGCGTCATGCCGGGCGGCGCTTAGGTCATCGTCACGTAGCAGGCGCGCTGCCAGTAGCCGTAGCCGACCCCGCGCCAGGCGTCGATGCCGAACTGCCAGGCGTCGTTGTCGAACTCGAACTCCGACCCCTCGGCCTTGGATTTCAGCTCCACATCCTGCTCGGTCTGGCGGATCAGCCCCTTGATCGGGCTGTCGGTGCGGAACACCGAGAACGAATCGGTCCAGGTGAGGCGCGCGTTCATCTGCACGTCCACCGTGAGCCCGGCGATGATGTTGGGGTTGAGGTTCTGCTGCAGCGCCGCCGTGGCCAGCGTGCTGACGGCCGCCACCGCCACGATGTACAACGGCACCGGCACCACTACCAGGAACCGGCGCGCGTTCTCGTTCATCGGCTCGCCGCGGTCGTCCTTGAACGACATGATCTGGGTGATCGCCTTGAGGATGGTCTGCTGCATTTCCTCGACGCTCGGCGCCGTCACCACGCCGTGCACCGCGGCCGGCAGCGCCGAGATGTCCACCGTGATGTCGTTGTCCTGCGTCCCGGAATCGCCCTCGCTGTGGTCGGTGTCGAAATAGAACTGCCCGTCGTAACACACGGTCGACGGTCCGTTCAGCAGCAGCGTGGACAGCAGGCTCGCCCAGTGCGTCTGCGCGCGGTCGTAGAACTCGGCGATGCGCGCCTGGATCTGCGGCGTCTTGTCGCGCCGCGCGTCCTTTTTCTGCACCTCGATCGTGCCCTCGTAGTGCGAGTTTACGATCGTGATGCCCTGGCCGGTGAAGCCCTTGGCCTGGCGGCCGCCGACCCACAGCCGCATGGCGGGCGATTGGCCGAGAAAGTTGTAGGTCTCGCTCGCCTGGTCGGAATTGAACGAATTGGATACGCCGTCGATCCAGGCCATGCCCGGATCGGTTTCCTGGCGCGCGAAGTACATCCCCATGATCGCGCGGCTCGACAGAAGTTGCTGGTCCATTGTGATTACCTCGTGTGCGTTTGATTATTGAGATGGGTGAACCGCGGTTATGCGGTGGTCCAGACGCCGCGCAGCTCCGAGACAATCGGTCCGTTGGCGTCGCCGGTCATCAGTCGAACGAAGTCCCCGCGCCGCTGGGTCGCCTTGGTGAGGCTCAGCGGCGTGTTGTCGGTGCCGGGAAGGTCCGGGCCCTGGATCTTGTCCGCCGCTTGCGGTGCGATCTCGACCTTGGTGGTGCCGAATGCGCCGATCGCCACGATCTTGATGTTCACCGGCGTTGCCGTTACCGGCATCGTGAGCGCATCGTCATCGGCGGCGGCGTCGGCAAAGAACACCTTGCCGTTATCCTCGATGTCGAAGGTCTTGACGCCGGAGAGCGTCTCGCGCACCGTGTACTCGCCATACGGATCGCGGTAGTTGAGCGCGTCGAACGCCACCACCACCACGCCGGAACTCACGAAGCGGTGCACGAAGCCGATGAAGGCCGCTCCCGTGGGCAGGAACGTGAAGGTGTTATCGTCGGTCGCGTACACCGGCTGGCCGACGTCCGTGATCACCGCGCCCGACACCGAGAGCTGGATTTTTCCGCTTTCTACCACGCGCGCGTTGATCGCCGCCGCGGCGCCGGCGGCATTGTCCGCCTTGGCCTCGGCGAAGCCGGCGAAGCGGTCGGCCGCGTTCAACGGCCGGACGTGTCCGGTACCGTCGACCGCGCCGACGGCCGCGCCTTCGTAGATGATGTCCGATGCGATCATCGGAATTTCGTTGCGAGACCCGCCTTCGAAGGCGCGGGGGCTGTTGGCTGCAAGAGTCGTCATGTCGATATCCTCAAGGTTGGTTCA